ATGGTACGTTGGATAATGTAACTTGGCCGCAGAAACCAGCATAGGTTTATCATGCGTACCTCTGATGATGTTTTAGATAATGTGTTGGGAATTACGGATGTTGTTGAAACAACTCCATCTCAAGTAACCTTGCCTGAGGTTGTTCCCCCACAATCTGATTCAGAGGACACAGACAATGATTATAAATATCAGAGAGAAAACTTTTATAGGTTAGTGGAGAGAGGACAAGACGCAATTGATGGAATCCTTGAACTTGCTAGAGAGAGTGAACATCCACGGTCTTATGAAGTTGCTGGTCAGTTAATTAAGAATGTTGCAGATGTGACGGAGAAACTTGGTGACCTTCAGTCTAAAATGAAGAAACTCAAGGAAGTTCCAAACACTGCACCAAAGAATGTAACGAATGCATTGTTTGTCGGTTCAACCGCTGAACTGCAAAAGATGTTAAAAGGAAAATAAAATGCCAACACTAACACAAATAGGTAACGGTGCTATCCAAGGTGATTCAACAACACTTGCAAATGCAGATGTTGATAAGGGTGCATCTGGTGATACTCTAATCGTATTTGACGCTTCTGCAACAACACTGAAAAGAGTTAGTGCATCTGGTCTTGGTGGTGGTTCTTTTCTTGGTGAAGGGTCTGGTGGGTTAGGAGATATCATTCGTGTACATGAAGAACAATTAGATACTAGTGTTACAATCGCTGCGAATACAAATGGACTTGCAGCGGGGCCACTGATTGTCGCAAGTGGTGTGACGTTGACTGTATCTGGAAACTTAAGCGTGGTGTAACATGAGTACAATTACAGTAACAAATTTACAAGGACACACTTCTGGTGGAGATGCAAATAAAATCAAACTTGCATCAACTCAAACCTTAGATGTAAACGGTACACTAGATGTTACTGGTGCAACTGTCACTGGTAATTTACCCGCTGCAAATCTTACTGGTACATTACCAGCACTTAATGGTAATGCATTAACCAACCTTGACCTTCCTATTGATGACCATTTAAGAGTAACTTTTAGTGGCCCTGATGCGTCTAACAACACTGTAACATATCTAACACCAACACTACAGGGTGAGACAAATGGTGGGTTTACCATCCAAAATACTAATGAAATTAAACCAAGTGTTCTAGGACATTACTTAGTCACTTTTATAGCGGCCGCATCCACCCCCGGCGGCGCTGGTTATACTCCTATATCATATATTTACAAAAATACATCTAGTTGGAATGCTCGTGCTGGTATTCGTGCCTATTCTGGTAGTTCAACTATTGATTTTCCAACTAATATATCAATAGTGTCTATAAATAGTTCGACAGATTATTTTAAGTTTGCAGTGTATCAAAATTCGGGTAGTACCGCTACAAGTCCTTACGGAACAGCAACAATAGTTAGACTTGGTGATTAAGGAAATATAAAATGAGTTTAGTAAGTAAAATAATGAAATTAGAAACTTCCTTGACTGATGATGATTTTCATCCAGAGACAGGAACAATTTTAGTTGTAAATAATAATGGTGTAGAGACTATTGAGAAATGGGAACATCCAACTGTAAAACAACCATCACAATCTGCGATTGATGGTATCAATGATTCAACGATTACCGCTGAACAAAACATGGCAGCTCTTCGTGCAGCAAGAAACGTCAAACTTGCAGAAACAGATTTTTATGCGCTTTCTGATGTAACAATGTCATCTGAAATGTCAACATATAGACAAGCATTAAGAGACATCACTGATAGTGCAACATCTTTAGATGATGTAACATGGCCTACGAAACCAGAATAAATAGAATTAAACAGGAGATAATATAATGGCAAATATTACAGTATCGGTTACAGATACACAAATGAAATGTCTTGAGTATGCCGCAAACTCTGTTCAAGATTGGTGTGACAATGCAATTCATGAACGGGCTAGAGTTGCACAGGATGAGATTATTTCACTCTTAGTCGCACATTGCAATGCAAATTCTATTGCACTTGCAGTGGGAACTGATGCACAAGTCGCTCAAGCATATGAATTAGATGTTGTAGACACTGCTGCAAATAGAACACCAGTTGAATAAGGGAAAGATAAATGGCATCCACAATTAAAGTAGATACAATCGAAAATGTCGCTGGTTCTGGGAACGTAAGTCTGGGGTCTGGTCATAATCTTGTAGTGCCTGGTGACCTTACAGTAGATACAAGTACACTTAAAGTAAACGCATCTACTAATAGAGTAGGCATTGGAACAGCCTCTCCCAACAATCCACTAGAAATCGCACACACTGGAAGTGCAGGCGCTGGTGGCCTTCGCATTGGTGACCCCTCTACGATTGCAAGTGATACTGGTATTTACTTGAGAACTACTGGTGATGCAGTTATTGGTGCTGCCGGTGGAGATATTGTTTTTGATACGAATATGGGTGTTCAAGAAGATATGCGTATTGATAGCAGTGGTCGTGTGATGACACCTAATAGACCAGCTTTCCTTGCATATGGTTCGCCATCTTTAGATAGTCTTAGTGGTGGTTATGGACACCTTCACAGTTTTACTCAATCAGATGGTTCTGGTTATAGTTATGACGTTGGAAATTGTTACAATAATAGTACTGGTAGATTTACTGCTCCAGTTGCTGGAAAATACTTTTTTCATGGAAGTATATACAGAGCGCAAGCATACAGTGGTGCCGCAAACCAAATGTTAATCTTTTCAAAAAACAATGATAATAGCGGCGACCTTCTTGGAACAAATGCTGTTGGTGACCAATATGAACAAATTACATTAACTGGAGTCTTTAATTTAGCTGCAAACGATTATATAAATTTATTAATATATGCTGGTTCTGGTTCTTTTACTATACAAGGTTCTGAACCAAGAAATTATTTTTTTGGATATCAAATATCGTAGGATAAAAATATGTCAACAATTAAAGTAGATACAATCACAACAAGAACTGGTTCTGGTAATATTACCGTAAGTAACACTATCGCTGGTAATTTAACTGGTAACGTAACTGGTAACGTAACTGGTAACTTAACTGGTAATTCTACAGTTGGTGGTACTCTTGGTGTTACTGGATTAATCACTGCAAGTGGTGGTTTATCAGTAGGTAGTGGTGGTGATACCAACACTATGGACGATTATGAAGAAGGCACATTTGAACCGACATTCACTAGTGCTGCTGGTGATTTTACTAATGTTGGATACTCCGGCGATACAGGTGGTAGATACATCAAAGTTGGAAACCTTGTGTATGCTCAAGGATGTGCAAGAATTAATGGTACTTTAAACAAAAGTAATCGTTCAAGTGGCGAGACTTTGGTTTTAGGGAATTTACCTTTTACACAATCTAGTCGTTCTAACGGAGACAATGCTGACAGTATTCCAGTTGTAAGATGCCCAGTATGGAGTAGCGGTGATGTTCCAGAAAGAGGAATCATGAGGAATGGTGAGGCCGGCTTTTCTCTGGTAAAGATGGCAAATAATGCAACATCTCACACTATTACTGTAAGTGATTTACCCAGCGATGCAATGATGCAATTTACAGTTATGTATACGACTAACTAATAAATAACCTTATACCTTTAGTGGATTCTAGAGGCGGACAAAGGGAGAAAGATAATGGCAATTACAAAACGTACAGAACAAGATAAAATTGAAGTAGTAGGCCCGTTCAAAATGATTCAAGTAAGAACCGCTACTGTTATTGAAGAAGACGGTGTAGAAATTTCAAGAAGTTTCCACAGACATACTGTTGCACCAAACATTTCTTCAGATGCACTTGATAACGAAAGTGCAGATGTTCGTGCAATTGCAACACAGTTTCATACTGATGCGGTTAAAACCGCATATGCAGCACACTTAAATGAAGGTGAATAAGTAACACCTAAATATTTGCATGACTGATGCAAACCACTATCTAGGAAACCCTCTTCTAAAGAAAGCAAATGTTCCTGTCGAATGGACACAGGAACAGATTCTTGAATATAAAAAATGTATGGAAGACCCCATGCATTTCTGTCAAAACTATATCAAGATTGTTTCTTTGGATGAGGGTTTAATTCCTTTCAAGATGTTCCCATTTCAAAAAGAGATGGTCGGAACAATTCATAACAACCGATTTACTATCTGTAAACTTCCACGACAGTCTGGTAAGACCACTACTATTGTGTCTTATATTCTTCATTACGTTCTATTCAACCCGAATATGAATGTTGCTATCCTTGCAAACAAGGCTGCAACTGCAAGAGATATTCTGTCTCGTTTACAACTTGCATATGAAAACCTTCCTAAGTGGTTACAACAGGGGGTCATGTCTTGGAACAAAGGTTCACTTGACCTTGAGAATGGTTCAAAGATTGTTGCATCATCCACATCATCTAGTGCGGTTCGTGGTGGTTCTTACAACATGATATTCTTGGATGAGTTTGCTTTCGTACCTCATAATGTCGCAGAGGACTTCTTTAGTTCAGTGTATCCTACAATTTCATCTGGTAAGACAACCAAGGTGATTATTGTCTCGACACCTAATGGTATGAATCTGTATTACAAGTTATGGGCAGATGCAGAAGACGGAAGAAACTCTTACGTTCCTATTGAGGTTCACTGGTCGGAAGTGCCTGGAAGAGATGAGAAGTGGAAAGAAGAAACCATCAAGAACACATCACAGGAACAGTTTAATCGTGAATTTGAATGTGAGTTCTTGGGTTCTGTAAACACACTTATTCACCCCACAAAAATTAAGTCAATGCATTTCGATGAACCGATACAGAGAAGTGCTGGTATGGACTTGTATGAGAAACCCAAAGAAGGTCACACATACACATTGATAGCAGATGTTGCAAGAGGAACTAACAATGATTACTCTGCATTCATTGTATTTGATGTAACACAACTACCCTACAGGATTGTTGCAAAGTATCGTAACAACGAAATCAAACCATTACTGTTTCCAACAATCATTCACCAAGTCGCAAAAAACTACAACCAAGCATATACTATGGTAGAGGTCAATGATATCGGTGAACAGGTCGCAACTGCACTACAGTATGACTTGGAATACGATAACCTTATCATGGCATCTATGCGTGGTCGTGCTGGACAGGTTCTTGGTGCTGGTTTCTCTGGTGGTAGAGCTCAACTTGGAGTCAGAACAACCAAAGCAGTCAAGTCACTAGGGTGTTCTAACCTAAAACAAATGGTCGAGACAGATAAACTAATTATTAATGACTATGAATTAATTGAAGAACTGTCAACCTTTGTACAACATGGACAGTCCTACCAAGCAGAAGAAGGTCACAATGATGACCTTGCAATGTGTTGTGTATTGTTTGGATGGATGACAAACCAACAGTATTTCAAAGAACTTACTGATATTGACCTCAGAGAAAAGATGTTCTTAGAACATCAAAACCAATTAGAACAGGACATGGCTCCGTTTGGATTCTTTACTGATGGATTGGAAGATGAGAATGTCGGTCAGATGGTCGATGAATATGGTACACGTTGGTCACCAATTGTGCGTTCTTACGAAACAGATTGGTAAAAACACTAAAACCCTATATAAGTTCAATAATATCGTTTTCTATTTTGAGGTAGCAATTTGCACAGACAATCTTTGACTTGTCAATGTATTTAATGACTTCCTGTCTAGATTGGTCGTTCAACCCCTTCCTCTTTGATAGAGAACGTATTTTTGTATCATGTGGATAAAAACGTAAACACGCTGTTTCTCGTTCCCCACAGTGACAACAAGATTGATTTGCAAGGAACTCATTAACCCAGATAACCCTCTTACGATAGTTTCTCTTTGTTACTTCTTTGATGGTTTCCTTGTATTCCTTATAATGAGACATGAATCTATTTATATGCAGTGGTGCATATAAAAATGGGTTTTGAAAACTAAGAAATCATAAATATATGAGAAGTGAACAACTTTATATAAAGTAATAGGAGAAACAAAGATGCCTTTTCAATTATCGCCTGGCGTTCTTGTTAAAGAAATAGACCTTACTAATGTTGTTCCCGCTGTTGCAACATCTATCGGTGCCGTTGCTGGTGCATTCCAGAAAGGCCCTGTAGGTGAGATTACTGCAATTGGTTCGGAACAAGAACTAGTAAAAGTCTTCGGTAAACCAAACGGAAGTAACTTTGAGACATGGTTCACCGCTGCAAACTTTTTGCAGTACGGTAACGCACTCAGAGTTGTTCGTGCCCAGTCTGCAATCTTAAATGCAACAAGTGGTGGTTCTGGTTTACTTATCAAGGACACTACAGATTATTTAAATAACTACTCCGCTGGACAAGGTTCTAGTGGTGAATGGGGTGCAAGAACTGCTGGTACACATGGTAACTCAATCGGTGTATCATTATGTGCTAACGCAACTGCATATGAAGAAACTTTAGATGGAACTGGTGCTGGTGAAGTCAGTGGAACACCCGCCGCTGGTTCAACTACTGTTGACATATCTGCTGCTGGTGGAGATGCAAACAATCATTATGTTGTTGGTGACATCGTATACTTCCAAGAAGCAGACGGACAACAGTATGAAGTCACTAATATCAGTAGTAATACACTGACAATTAAACAATTAGACAACCCGAATGGTGGTGGTCTTAAATCCGCTCTTACATCTGGAACAGCAGTTCGTAGACGTTGGAGATTCTATGACTTGTTTGATGCTGCGCCTGGTACATCAACTTATGCAACTGGTAAAGGTCTTGTCGGTGACGAGATGCACGTTGTTGTATTTGACAAAACTGGTGACATCTCTGGTTTCAGAGCAGATACAAACGGTGAAAGAACAAACGCTGTTCTTGAAACATTCGCTTTTGTATCACAAGCTGCATCCGCTAAAACTGCACAGGGTGGAACAAACTACTACCCAGACGTAATCTATAATCAGTCAGAGTATGTCTACTGGTTAGACCATGACGCATCATTGTCTAATGCTGGTACAGACCCAGTTGCTGGTACAACTTTCGCATCAACTGCTGGTAAGGGTGGTGTTAAAGATGACGCACTCTCTGGTGGTACAGACGATTATGCAGTAACAGTTGGTGAACTTGACCTTGCATACGAAAAGTTTGCAGACGCTGAGACAGTTGACGTAAACTTAATCATGGCGGGTACATCCCCTGCTGGTGCAGATGGTGCTACTCATGCAACTAACCTTATTGACCTTGTAGAAGCAAGAAAAGACTGCGTTGCTTTCATCTCTCCTCGTAGAGAAGATGTTGTTAATATCGCAAGTTCAATCACTCAAGGTTCAAACGTAAAAACATTCTTCGATGGACTTGCAAGTTCGTCTTATGCAGTATTCGACAGTGGATACAAGTATATGTACGACAAGTTCAACGATGTGTATCGTTACGTTCCATTGAATGGTGACATTGCTGGTCTTTGTGCAAACACAGACACAGTTGCAGACCCATTCTTCTCGCCTGGCGGTTTCAACAGAGGTC